CTAGTACTCAGTAACAGCCTGGTACAGCGACTCAGCCTCCTGCCGCAAGCGTTCAACTTCCTTTGCTGGCTGGCCGGCGTCCTGGGCTGCTTGGTAGCGCCGCTGCGCATCGATGGCCTGCTGAATCAGCGCCTCGCCGGCCTCGATAACTCCAGCCAGAGTCTTCTTCATTGCCCTACCTTCCACTCGCATGTAGATCGGGTGTCATACAGTTTCGCTGCACCTTGAAATCCGGCATCCAACCATAATCGAATTTCTTTACTAAGCTTGGGGTATTTTAGCTCACAGCCTGTGAGCGGCATGACTACAAGGAGTCTGTCATGGGTCGTGAAATACCTGAAAAATACATCAAGCAGCAGAAATTTTTTAAACGAAAAGAACTGGTCTGGTCGATTACTCATTACGCGCTCGGGGTATCAGCAGGGGTACTAGCTTTCCTTGCAGCCAGCACTACAAAGCTCGGCACACCCACAGCCAGCACTCTAGCGATGCTGTCTGGAATAGTAGCGGCAGTGTTAACTTTTCTATCGCCAGCATCAAGGCGAAAAGCATATACGGAAGCTAGGGATTTAATGAGAATCGCTCGAATGCGGCATGAGGAGGATGGTAGTCGTACGATGGCGCAACTCATTGACGCGATGGAAACGGCATCTCAAGTTGTACGACGACGATAAGGAAGAGCGCGACTTAAAGCCGGGATCTATCCCTATTTTGTTATTTCTCGCACATAGGCTTGGCACGCCCGCAAGGCAATCAGCCCTTCGTCCCTTCCCCGGTGACAGCGACAATTCGTCGAGCAGCCTCTGGGTCAAGTTCGCCTCGCGGGGCTCCATGAACCACGCCGCCGGCGCCGGCAGAGGCTGGCACCCCACAGCCACTACCCTGGGCTGGGGCGGCGAAGATTTCCGTCAGCCTAATGCTTGGCGTTCGTTACTTCTTGGACATGATCCGCAGGATGCGTAGGAACAGGTTGATGATGTCCAGGTACAGCGCAGCGGCACTGTCGATCGCGTTGTCAACGGTGCGCTCGATCTGGTTGGCGCGTCCCCAGTCCACGCCGATGTAGCCGCAGAAGACCGCGGCGACGATGTAGTCCATGACCGCCAGATGAGTGCCGAACAACAATGCCTGGCCCAGCTCGACGACGATCGACACCACCAGGGCGATGAACAGTGACGACTCGATCCGTTTGAAGAATGCCGGGAACACGGTCCCCAGTATCATCATCCCCGCAGTGAGCAGGATGGTGGTCTGCACAGCCTGAACGATGTGCTCATGCGAGTACCTGGGCAGTACCACTACAAGCAGCAGGCCGATCGGCACCACGATCAGGTTGTAGCCGAGGAAGCTGTACATCGGCTCCTGCGAGCGGAAGATGATAGCGACGCCGGACATCGCCAGGACGAAGTAGCCAACGTAGAACAGTATCGGGGGAATGGCCAGAATGACCTCGGCCGGAACCGTGGTGACCAGATACCAGTTCACCGCAAAACCCCACAGCAGCACAGCACCGAGTATGAGGTTGTAGATGTTGGCCGAAATCTGGTGGTTGGTACCGACCCGACTGAAGGTATCGTTTTCAATCATGTGTTGGGCTTTCCTTTGCTCAATATCCATGCCACGACAAGGCCGACGAAGGCTGGCACGATATCGTTCGATGATTGACCATGATGGCACATGGCTGCATCGCTATTAAAGAGACAAGATGGCATCCGCAAGAGCACGAGAAAAGGCCTGGGACAAAACAAGATCAGTGAGACTGATCAGCTCTGAAGACTGATTCTCTTGGTTGTTCATTAGATGGCTGCTATCGACCCAATGCAGTCGTTTCGTTGCTTGCTAAGGCATGTCATCGCTCAACGAGCTGCAAACACCCCTGTTGACAGGCTGTGAGAATCTCTTGCGCCAATTGCTCATCGGCCACAGCTCGAGCTAGTGCCAAGCCACCAATCATCCCTACGGCAATTTGCAAAGCATGCTGGCGTGTATCGGTCTCTGTCGTCGATTTCGATCTGGATTGCATGAGCACTGCACCGGTTAAATCGCTCATCGATGAGCAATGCGACGAGATTGAAGCCAGGCTGGTGATGTTGGGCTTCGGCCTTCCCTTCAATGAGGTGATCGGCCAGCCGCGTGAACGTGCAGTGGCCAGCCTGCCGCGCCGCTTGAGCGCAACCATGAAAGGTGGCCGGATTGCGGTGAGGGTTCGGCCATGACCATGATCTGCGATAACTGCGGGCAAGCCGGCATTCGCTGGATGGGGCCGATGAGCAACCTCACGCACACCGAATGCCCACACTGCGGCGGCCAGAACTGCCAGCGTGAAGAGCATCCAGCAGATGACGAGCCAGAAGTCGCGACCTGCGGCTGTGGTGCGACTGGCGAGGTGAACTACGACGACGGCACAGATCGGCGTTACTACTGCCACGGCTCCCTGCCGATGTGCTCGCCATGACCCGTCAGCAAGCCCGCCGCTGGGCATTCTGGCGTGGCTCCTTCTCGATGTTGTTCGCCTGCACTTTCTTCATGCTCGCCAGTTCGCTGGCCGGCGCCATCACTCAGTAACCCTTTCATCAGCGCCCACCGCAGGGATGGCGCGGGAGATTCGCATGTCCGCACAAACCGAACTGGCCGTCGTGCCGCCGAAAGAAACTGCGCTTCAGGTGTACCAGGTCGCCAACGGCCTGGACCCGTACCTCAAGAAGATCCGCGACGAGATCGACGCCTTTGTGCCGGACATTACCACCCGCAAAGGCCGCGAAGCCATTGCCTCTATCGCCTACAAGGTAGCCCGGTCCAAGACCGCACTAGACAACGTGGGCAAGGACCTGGTCGCCGACCTGAAGGAGATCCCGAAGAAGATCGACGCCGAGCGCAAGCGGATGCGTGACACTTTGGATATCTGGCAGGAAGAAGTGCGCCGGCCGCTGAACGAGTGGCAGGCAGCCGAGGATGCTCGGGTGGACGGGCACAACAACGCCATTGCCCACCTGAAGCTCCACGCCGAAGCGCTGGAAGGCATCAACGCCGAAGACCTGGCTGATCGCATCACCAAGGTTGAGGCCGTCGCCCTGAGCGAACAGTGGGAAGAGTTCGAAGCCGAAGCCGCCAGGGCCAAGGACGATTCGCTGAAGGTGCTGCGCGCCGCCCTCGCCACCCGCCAGCAGTACGAAGCCGAGCAGGCCGAACTGGACCGCCTGCGTGCCGAAGCTGAAGCCCGCGCGCAGAAAGAGCGCGAAGAGCGCATCGCCCGGGAAGCCGCCGAACGCGCCCGGGTCGAAGCCGAGCAGAAGGCCCAGGCCGAGCGCGAAGCTGCCCAGCGCCGCAAACTCGAAGCCAAGGTCGCCGCCGACCGCCGTGCATTGGAGCTGAAGCTGCAGGCCGAGCAAGCCGAACGCGCCAGGGCCCAGGCCGAAGCCGATCGGGTACTCACCTGACGCCTTGGTCGGCGACGATGGCCTCACCGAGATCAAGACCAAGCTACCCAAGTTTCAGGTCGGTGTGATCTTGGCCGGCGATGTTCCAAAGGAACACGTCGCTCAGTGCCAGGGCGGCCTGTGGGTGTCAGAGCGCGAGTGGCTGGACTTCATCAGCTACTGGCCGGGCATGCCGCTCTTCGTCAAGCGCGTGTACCGCGACGAAGCCATGATCCGCAAGCTCACCGAACGGGTGAAGACCTTCTACGAAATCCTCGACGAGCGCATGAACAAGGTGCTCGGCCTGGCCGCATAACCAAGGAATCACGATGCCTACTCTTACCGATATCGGCCGCCTGGGCCGCGACGCTGAACTGCGCTACACGCCTGACGGGAATGCCGTCTGCAACCTGGCTCTGGCCTGCGAATATGGCCGCAAAGGCCAAGGTGGCAATCGCCCTACTCAGTGGGTCGACGCCACGCTATGGGGCAAGCAGGCCGAAGCCATGGCGCCCTACCTGCTCAAGGGCCAGCAACTGCACTTCACCATCGACGACGCCCACGTAGAGACCTACACAAAGGCCGACCATTCCCAAGGCGTGAAGCTCACCGGCCGCGTGATCATCATCAAGTTCGCCGGCAGCCCACCGCAACAGGCGCAGCAGGGACCCCAGCAGCAACAGTCCCGGCCTCAACAGCAGCGCCAGCAGAGCCGACCGCAGGCGCAGCAGCAGAACCAGCAAGGCGCCCCGGGCCCGGACTACGACAGCTTCGACGACGATATCCCCTTCGCGCCGTTGCATCACCTGGCCGGGGCGTAGCCATGAAGGCCCGACGGCTCCGCCTCCTCTACCCCACGGCCTATTACCAGGGCCGGGCCTGCCGCCAAGACGGAAGGTGCCGCCTCTCCCAGCCCTACGGAAACATGACCGTTGACAGCGGGTGGTGGCTCGCGGGCTGGCACGACACCGATATGGAACTATCCCATGAAACTCAAACGAATGGCCCTGCAGCGCCACCAGCGCCGGGTACAGGTTCACTTGCCGCCTAGCGGACTGAAGGGGGTGCCGAATGGCGAAAACACCGCAGGAGCGGAACGAGAAATCCGCCTTGAAGAAAAAGGCTGCTGGAGAAAAGGAGCTTCGACACAAGGTTCGGCCAGGCATCCAAGAGGCCCTGAATCGGGTCAAGGAGCGGGCTCAAATGTCGGTCACCAGCGAATTGCTGCAGGTCGCCATCATGAAGATGGACCTGATGACCGACGAAGAGCTTGTAGCCTTCACGAAGTATCCGCGCCACGAAATCTTACTTAGCGAAAACGTAGCGCGCAGATTCAACGACGAGAGCATAAAGTCGATTCTTGGCAATCCTGACCAGGACGAAGACGACCAAATAGAAGCGCCGAAACACCTCCCGCACGGCGAGCAGCAGTGTAATGCCGCGCAACTCGACATCCTGAGTTGATCGCGCCACTCTGCCCGCAACAGAATGGGAGAGTAGACCGGGTGATCAGTACGCTAAAAAGAGCAGCGCGTGCACCGGCACTGCATTGAGTGAAGTGCACACGCTACGAGTGGTCGCCCTTTGACACTCGCCTGCGATTCAACGAGAGCGGTCCAGGCTACTCGGTCCCTAACTGTTGGCGGCAGGATTATCGACCACCTCCAACACATACGTTGCACGCTCGGACAGGTGATCGTTAGCCTCGCTAAACGAACTCGAAAGCTCGATATGCAGGGGACCCGGAGTAAGACCGTCCAGCTCAAGAAACCATTCGCGACCCTCATCGTCGGGAGGAGTACCCCGAACGACTTGCCTGTCTTGGCCAGAGACAAACACTGACACAATACTGCCCCCGCCACCTACAAGCCCATAAAGCAAAGTCTTCGTGCCAACGATGCGTGGAGAAGTTAGGATCGGCGCCGTGTTTATTAACGGCTCGAAAATACTTTCATGATTGCTTGGCACAGTAAGCTCAACACAGGGGTACAATTTTCCATCAATAACTTTGTTGTGCAAAAGCAACAAGGGATCTGGTCTTCCGTAGAATGACCAAGTCCCATCAATCTCACGTGCTGCCAGCAGATACTGACCACCACCTCTTCCGTAGTAGTACACCTCATTATCAAGATCCAGTGTACCCTCAATGTGAAAAGCCTCTGAAGGTCGGCCTAAACTTCTGTCAAACGTTTTAACGCATCTTGTGACATTTGGATCACCAAATGGTTTGACATTGAGCGTGTACGAGATTTCCTCTCCGGTAGTTGGCAGCCAAACCTTAAGCGGGACCTCGGGGCCATAAACTGGACTTACTACCCACCCATTCCAGTTGTTCGAGGTGCCTACTTGCCCTTGCCCAACGGCACCGCCGCCAAGCTGAATCAGCACCGGGCCGCGATCTGGCGTCGCTACGCCAAGGATTTCAATGCGCCTCTCAACCTCCCACCCTGGAGTCGGAAATGTGACAGTCAAGGGCCTGACGATGACCCCTTCTGACTCAAGCTCCTTCGATACACTCTGGGAATCCGCAAAGGTGCTGAAAGGATCCGTAGCGCGGGCCAAGACAGTATGTTTACCTGGGGGGACACCCGAGAAGCCTGCCTCCCAAGTGCCGACAGCGTGATAGGACGCTGTAACCTCGGCAGTCAGACCTGCAAGTTCCAGCTTTATCTTGGCCCCCGACATTGCCGAGCCCGCAATTTTGGCCGAGTTAATTCCACCAACCGCAGAAACTATTACGGGAGGGGACAACTGCTCGAGGTCAACCCGGAACTCCGATGGCACGCTAGGATTAACAGTTCCGAGATCATCCTCTGCGACGAAGGAAGTTATGTATCCATTTGAAATAATATCATTAAAATACAAGCCACCAGTCTGCCCCACCATAAAATAGTAGTTACCAGAAGACACCCTACTACTCGATAGCCGCAATGGACTTCCATCACGGAAAATAGCAAATACATGAACAGGGGTCTCGGATAGGACCCTCACCTGAACGGTACCCACCGAACCTAATTCGCGAAAGCGCTCCAATCTTGCGCTTAAAACAGTCGATGAAGCCCTGCTTGAATTCCCTGTCATTTCAAAAGTCCTCGTTGATCAAATAAGGCGTACCGTGAGTAATCCCTAACTTAGATGAAAGTCTCCACACATTCCGGAACAAGCTGGAATACAAGCGGACCTACAGTGCAATTGCCAGTTACATCATGTGACATGGTTGGTCCTCTGTTGCGCTCGAAGACACCCTACCGCTAGGCTGGATGTAGGACCTGGAAATTGAGGCTAGCAGGCATTCGAGAGTTGACAATTTCGCTGCGGATTATTTGATGATTTCAGGTGTCCGAAACGTGATGATGCCCACAATCGTCGACCAGTCGATGGCGACAGGATGCTGATGCTCAACGCCGCGCCATGTCGTTCCCGACCGATACCCTGCGCCCGGACGGCCACCGGCTGACCATGCATATGGTAGGCAACGCAGTACCTCCACTGGCGGGAAAGCGGGTGATTGAAGCGCTGCTGAAGTCCGCATGATTAACGCCGACACGCGCGCCTTCAAAATCGAGGAAGGTCAGAAATCCGCCTGCCCGATATGCACTGATCCTCGGCCAAGGATCCTTTGCCATCAGGAACTATTGAGCCAGCAGGGGCTCCTTCCGAGCGAAAAAACAGGTGGAAGCTATCTCCACCCTCTATCAACTCCAGCACTTCCGAAATAGAGAAATCACGAACCTTGCTGGATATTTCAGGCAAGGCAGCCGGCGAGCCGTGCGTTTCCTGCCCCTGAAGCGCTACCAGCTGTATGTCTTCGTTATATCTAGCAGCAGTCACCAAGTAAGTAGCCATAGCCATTACCTCCCCATGAATCGTGAATTATAGCTGCCCACGAGGAATCCCCATGCCCACAGAAAACCGATCCAGCAACACATAGCCGAACATCCAAACAGCAGACCAGCTTGTGAACCCCTGCTGAACTACGGGCGAATCGTCCACCACAGCTGTGGCCAGCAATTGATCAACCTGCCGCCCAGCGGCTTGCGAGGTATCGGCAATGGCCGAGAAGAAGACAGGGGCAGCCAAGCATTCGGCGGACTACCGCGACAGGGAAAAGAAGGAGGCGGAACGACTGGGCATCGAGAAGATGACGCTGGTTACCGCTGCAGGCACCAAGTTGGGCATGGCCGAAGCGATGGAAGCCCATGGCTATACCCAACGCAGGAGCTGCTGCAGGACCTGCACCTGTCGTTCCTCGCCTGTGAGCGAGAAGAGCAAGCGCGGCGCCTGAAACGACCTGACGCGCCAGCTTTCGAGATACCACCGAAGCTAGCGCGACAGTTTGAAGAGGCCAGCCGGGCCAAATTGAAACGTAACCCTGGGGACGAATTCGAGGTTCATAGCTAGTACCCTCGCATGATGCGGTCGACTTCAGCCTTGACTCGGGCATCGGCAGACATCAGCTCCGTGTCTTTGGCGATCTTGTCTAAGGTTTGGGACATTTCCGACAGCTCATCTGCTGCGCTGCTGGATCCCCACTCCGCAGCAAATGCCGCCCCTCGTGCAGCCCTGCTCGCATCGATGGCGAAATAGCAAGCAACTGCAGCAAGAAGCATAGTTACCACGTTGCACGCCAAAATGATCTTAAGTTCCCGTGACATAGCTGTCCCTGTTCATAGACCCATACCGGCCCCGTAATACCCCATCCAAACCCAAATTGCCACCATGCCGCATCCGGCCACGGAGGGCGGCGCATGCATGGAGAAAGCCATGAGCTACTTCTACAAGACCGAATCGCCAAAGGGCCGCCGTGCGCGCCTGGGACGAGAAGTAAGCGGCCTGGTTGAGCTCGTCAGCAGCGAGTACGAGACAGCCCGCCATCACGTTCTCAACCAGCGCAAAGCGGCCTGAGGACGAGTTCATGAGCCAGCAATTCTACCTCCAGAACAGTCGCAGCAGCCCGTCGGTGCCCGCCTAATCTAAGGGAATTTTCGAAGCGCTTTATGCACTCCGACTCAACCTTTCGAGTTTTCCGAGCTAGAACTTTTGCCATCACTCCCTTTGAACCGACCTAATATGTGACTTAAAACTTCTGGCATTTCCAAGTTTTCGTAATCGGCGTATGCCAACCGACTATAAAGATTAATAATCTCTTGGTTTGACCCTATCACATCCAACTCTAACGTTTTCAGCATAGAGTATTTTTCCACATAATACTTTAGACCTTCACCTTGTGAAGCCAAGCAATTTAGAAAAAGGCATGAAACCTCACTACTACTTAACTGAGCACGGAGCATGTTCGCGTAATCTCGCTGAGACCGATAGCTGCGCATAGCACGCCTTATTTCCATCGCTTTAGGTGCTTTATGTGGGGACCCAGCGGGAGCTTGACCAAAACCGTCGACGTACTTCAGAATCTGATACATATTTCGAAAGTAGTGACCTAGAGATCCCACATGCTGATCAAGAAGCTTTTGGGAACCTCCCCGTATATGGTCCACTTGATGCACGATCGGGATACTACAGTTAACCCTTAGAATATGGCCAGCACCAATGAATTTTCTTGCGAGATACTGGAAAGCATCTTCACCTACGTAGACTACCGGCTTGCCTTCCACTACAGCTCTAATTTTCATGTTTCTAGACAATGATGCATGGACTTCAAGCAACCTAAAAAATACAGACTCAAAATTCTGTTGCTTGAATATGGCACTTTGCTTGTTTTGGATCTCTTGCGCATCCCGGGCATCTTGCCTAGCAAGCGCAAGTTCCTCTCTTTGCAAGGATAGATTGTATAGAACCGCAATTAACGCACAGAAACTTAATACCGGGTTTAAAATTCCACCTACAAAATCTCCAATCTGCCCCCAGTACTGAGCAGTATCGTGATTATTGATAATCACCCATGGTATATCCAGCCCGAACTGGAAGTGGGCGACAACTAACCCAGCAACAAAAATTGAAAGAACCAGAGCCAATACGCCAAGAAGATAGATGTAGTTCCTTTGCAACCAGCTCCATTGGCGACGTCTTCCCAAATCAATCATGACCTTCATAGAGAATCCCAAAGCAATTTTTGGCGCTCACTATACCGGCCAGGAGCCACTATGCCCATTACATACGGAAGCGTCTGCAGCGGCATTGAAGCCGCGACCGTGGCCTGGCACCCACTGGGCTGGCAGGCCGCCTGGTACGCCGAGATCGAGCCATTCCCCTGCGCGGTACTGGCTCACCACTACCCCGACACGCCAAACCACGGCGACATGACCCGCCTGGCCGCTATGGTGCTGGCCGGCAAGATCCCGGCACCTGATGCCCTGGTCGGTGGAACCCCCTGCCAGGCCTTCAGCGTGGCCGGCATGCGCCAAGGTCTTGCCGATCCCCGCGGCGCCCTCACCATCAAATACGTGGAGCTCCTCGATGCAATTGACCATGTTCGAACCCTGCGAGGCGAGCCAGAAGCCGTCTGCGTCTGGGAAAACGTCCCCGGTGTTCTCTCCGACAAAGGCAACGCGTTTGGCTGCTTCCTCGGCGCCCTGGTGGGCGAATCCGAAGAACTCCAACCGCCAGGGGGTAAATGGAAGGACGCTGGTTGTGTGTATGGACCCACGCGAACAGTCGCATGGCGGATTTTGGATGCCCAATATTTCGGCCTGGCCCAACGACGCCGCCGTGTGTTCGTTGTCGCAAGTGCTCGAGCAGGGTTCGATCCCCTCGAAGTACTTTTGAGCGCGAAGGCGTGCGCAGGGATACTCCGCCGCGCCGAGGCGAGGGGCAAGACCTTGCCGGGCGAGCTCCATTCGGCCCTGCGCTTCAGTGCGGATGCGGATGGTTGTTCGGTGTAAACCTGGGCAACTACGGATGCCCAAACTGTGAGGGCGATGAAGGGCCTGCAGTAGAGGTTCTGGCCGGTGTGCCTGCCTACGGCGGCCACAGCCTGCATAGCGATGTCAGCCAGTCCGCCACGCTCACAGCCAAAGACACCCGGATGGACATTGAAAGCGAGACTTTCTGTGTGGCTCCCTTGCTACGAGCACAGCCAAACGCTAGCCACCGGCTTGATTCCGACGCATACATTGTCACCGGCACACTGAGTTCGCGTACGACTGCTGGTGGCGGGTTGGGCACCGACTTCGACCTGGCGGGAGGACTGCAGGTGACTGGGACACTGCAAGCCAACGGCAAGGCGGCAGGAAGCGCCACCCAGCAGGACGCCGAGAGTGGGATGCTGGTCATCCACGGTACGCAAGACCCCTGCGTGCTCACCGACCAGGCCTTCGCGCTGGGTCGCAATAACGGCCAGGAAAACGCCGTGCTCGCTTTCGCAGAGAACAGTAGAGCAGAAGTGCGGTTAGAAGGTGGCGATGGTCAAGTCGCGGGAACTCTATCGGCCGGCGGTGGCAAGCCTGGCCAAGGACAGCCATGCATCGCCTTCAGTTGCAAGGACCACGGTGCCGACGCTGACCAAGTCGCCCCAACCCTTAGAGCCATGGGGCATGGCGGCAGCCACCCCAACGCCGGCGGCCAGGTCGCGGTATGCATCACTGGCGAGATCACGCACACGCTGAAGGCTGAGGGCTTCGACGCCAGTGAGGACGGCACCGGCCGTGGCCAGCCAATCGTGAACTGCCGAGAAGTGGCACAGACACTGACCAGTAGTTACGGAAAGCAGGTCGACAGCACGAACTCGGTGAAGGGACCGAATGTGGTTAGCCAGCCTGGCAGTGTCCGCCGGCTCACCCCAAGGGAGTGCGAATGGCTCCAGGGCTTCCCCGGCGACCACACCCGCATCCCCTATCGCGGCAAACGCGCCGACGAGTGCCCGGACGGTCCGCGCTACAAGGCAATTGGCAACAGCAAGGCCGTGTTTGTCGTCCGGTGGATTGGTAGGCGCATCCAGCAACAGCTTGATCGCCTGCACCAATGAAACTATGCGCAGGATGAGTTGAACAATCGCATCCGCCAATTTGGTTAGTTGGATTAGTTCTTCCATTTAGAGGCCTCCCATGTAAGTCCAGAGAAACTATTTCCTCTGTTTCAGTGAGGGTTTTTGCTTGGAGTACATTTGTACTCCACCCCATTTAACCCCTCTCCCCTCTATTGAACAGCCGCGATATGGCGGCAAGGACGAAGTCATGCCTGAAGGAAAGATTGTGTTCGTGAACGGCCGCATTGCCGACTGCGGCTGCCAGATGGACTTCAGCAACGGCGGCGGTGAGTACTCAGACGTGCATCGGATTACCCCTTGTTCCACCCACGCCGCGAAGCCATTCGGCCCCGTCGAGGTTCTGCGCGACGAAAACGGCTGGTGGCACCATCCGGGCATACCCGACTTTGGCGGCGGAGAAGATCCAGCCCCCTACAAGGCCTGGGCAACTGAGCAGGGCCTGGAGCTAAAGACCAGTGCCATGGAGGTGGACCTGGCATTCCATCCCTACTGGGACGGTGCCGCCCATTGCAACAGCTGGGACCCTCAGTCTCCAGGCCCCGAATGGTTCCTGATGGGCATCTTCGACACGGAGGACGGCCCGCATGTGCAGTGGGCGCGCCGCGAGGTGAAGCCATGAAAGCGCGGATCGAGAAGAAACTGAGCAAGCGCTTGCTGGAGGTAGCCCCATCGCAGTTTCACGGCGCGTGGATCGACAAGGGCGAGCCGACTGAGTTGGCCTACGAGCAAGGGACGCGGGTCAGCCACATCTGGAGCGTGGGTGGCGGCGTGGACTACTGGGGTGAAGGCTGCGATGCCTATACCGTCTGGGAGATCTGGAAGATGAACTGGTGCTGGCATGGTCCTTTCGAGGCCTACCCCCAGGGTCACCGCCATGAAGGCTACCCCAACACAGAGGGATTTCGGCCTACAACTATCAACCTGCTGAAACTCGCCGCCGACTGCGAGCGAGCCTGCAAGGAGGCTCGCCGATGAACCGCCTCGCCCTCTGCCTCCTGCTGCTGGCCACCGGCGCCAGCGCAACCGAGAACGTCATCGACGTGCAGCACGACAGCCAGCGCGGCGTCACCTGCTATATCCTGAACGGCGTTGGAATCAGCTGCATCCCAGACAGCCAACTGCAGGACGGTGAACAGCGCCAGCTATTCCCGTACGAAAAAGAAAACATCAGGACTCCCGCGAAGGCGTCAGCGCCATGGAAGGAAGACAGGTATTCGCTATGAAGGCACTTTCAATTCGCCAACCCTGGGCATGGCTCATCATCCACGGTGGCAAGGATATCGAGAACCGCAGCTGGCACACGAAATTCCGCGGGCGATTCTGCGTGCATGCTTCACAGGGCATGAAGCGCACCGATTACCTCCGAGTGGCGCAGTACGCCGCTGAGCGGGGGATATCGATCCCACCTTTCGAAGTCCTGGAGCGAGGCGGCATTGTCGGTTCGGTTGAACTGGTCGATAGCGTCGATGCCAGCGAATCGCCGTGGTACATGGGGGAAAAGGGGTTTGTCCTACGTGACCCACGCCCTTGGAGCTTCACGCCCGTGAAGGGCCGACTGGGTTTCTTCGAGGTACCGAAAGAGCTGCTGCCATGATCCTCCTACCCATCGCCGCCCCGCTCTATATGGCCTGGATGATCTGGAAGGGGCCGAGGCCATGATCCCGCGCACGGGCTTTCTCCGGCGCAAGCTTGAGGCTGCGCTGATCCGCCTGGCGATCAACATCTTGATGGACCGGAACGTCACCCGGTCCCTGGTCGTCAGCCGCCGCGACAACAACGACATGTACTACATGGCCGAGAAGCTGGAAGGCATCGCCGACCGTATCGCCCGCGGCTACCCGTAACCCCTCCCCCAACAACAACTCAAGCCTGCCGGTAGGCGGGCATGGAGAGCTATTGCCATGACCCTGAAAACCATCTATTCGGCTCACCTCGAGGCCGGCCTGGAAACTCCCGCTATCACGCAGCAGCAACTCAATGACGCCCTCACCGAGTTTCGTCAGCACGGCTTGAGCATCGACGGCGACAACGCCTACAAGCGCGATCTGTGCGACGCAATCATTGGCGCCATGGCATTCGGTAAACAGAACAACAATCCACCGCCTGCCGAACACTGGTGCAAGGAGTTTTGGGATACAGGCCGGGCCGAGGGGGCTCGGCAGGAAGAGCTATTGGAAGCGCTGGCCCAAGCACGCGAACAGCGGGATGCCCTGCTCAGCGCGGCGCAAGAAGCCTTGAGGGTTATTGAACGAATCAAACCCGCAGGAAATGGAAATGGAACCCAGGTGCGCCTCGCAACAGCCATCGAGAAAGCCACCGCCTAACCCCTCCCCACCTCTGCCGCCATGCGCGGCGTGGAGACAACCCATGAACCTGATCGACTGCTACGTCAGCAAGATCCTGGGCGCGCCATATCGGAAGTTCGGCGCCTGGTGGGTTGACGTTGAGTACGAGGCCTATGGCCGCACCAGCAAGACCCAGCTGATGTTCCGCACCGAGCAGGCCGCCCAGGCCGCAACCGTCGGCCACCACTTTCTTGCCTGACCAATTCCTACTGTGCCGCCGCCGGCGGCGTGGAGACCTACATGGAACCAGAAATCATCCATATCCCAGAACTGGCCAAGCTACTGGGCAGAACCGAATCGTCGATCCGCAGTGCGCGACAGGCCGGCGCAACCTGGCTGCCGCCTTTCTTCAAGCAAGGAAGTCGAATCTGCTGGCGTGTCAGCACAGTTCGCCAGTTCCTGCAGGAGTGCGAACAGGGGCGCCATGTTCCTGCTCGCCCGGGCAGAAAGCGTCAAGCACCGCCGACGCTCGCCCGGGTAAGTTAACCGAGCTTGTCAGCCAAAGCGTCAGGGCACAGATGGGTATAGCGTTTGAGCATACTCATGGTCTTGTGCCCGGTGATGCTGGCCACTTCCATGATGGACAGCCCCTTCTCAAACAATCTGGACGTCCCTTCATGGCGCAGGTCATGAAAGTGCAGGTCTTCCACATTCGAGGCTTTGCAGGCCCTGTGGAAATACTGGCTCACCGAGTGTGGCACCAGCGAGAACACTCTTCCGTCAATGCGAGCAGGCAAAGAGTCAATCAGCGTGCGCGCGCGAACGGAAAACGGAACCAGGCGACGCGTGCCATTCTTGGTGTCCTCCAGCAGCGCATGCTTGGCCCGGACGTGCTCACGCCTCAAGCCCAACAACTCACTACGGCGCATCGCTGTTTCGACTGCGATTTCGATGATCGCCGGCATCTCGGCATGGATTTCACCTGCCGCCTTGATCACTTCCTTTAGTTCTTTGGCCGTCGGCCGCCGGTCGCGCTCATTTGCGCCCCTCGGCATCCGCAACTTGGCCACCGGGTTACTCAGCCCCTCTATACCCCAGTCCTTGATTGCTACCGTGAACAGGTGGCTGATCACCGCCAGGTCAAGCTTGACCGTCGCGGTGGACTTTCCTGCCTTGAGCTCATCATCCCTATATGCAGCCATATCGCTTGACCGGATCGCGGCCAAGCCTTTCCCCGCCAACCTGTGCTTCTTCCACTTGTTGATGCGGGTCAGCTCCTGCTTGGCGCCCTTCTTCGTAGAACTCACCTCTCGATAGTAGCGGTCCAGTGCTTCTTCCAGAGTTGTGCTCTCGGCTTCGCGCATATCGACAAATCGCGCGCGCGACATATCGCCTTCAATCTCGGCAGCCCATCGCTGGGCCTCGGCCTTGGTATCGAAGGTGGCAGAGAGTGCTGGATATCCTTTTCGGCGGATCTTGGTCCGCCAGGTCCCATTGGGACGCTGTTCGATAGTGGCCAT